GAAGGTTCATTCGTATCTTGGAACACTTCCAATGGTCGCGCCAAAGGCAAAGTTGAAAAGGTAGTGACCAAAGGTCAAGCAAAATCTTCTGAAGGTTATGTCTTGGAGACCACTCCAGATGCTCCAGCATTCATGATCCGAATCTACAAAGAGCAGGGAAATGGTTGGGTTCCAACGGATGTCACAGTGGTTCACAGACCAGACATCCTCACAGTTATCACAGCACTTCCAGCTCCACGCTCGGAGGAAATTGACATGATCGAACAGAGAAAAGCAATGGCAACTGCAGAGCGCATCACGATGACTGCCGAGGTTCGAGCAGTCGCAACCAAAGATGGCTCATTGAAGATCGGTGGATATGCCGCAACTTTCAACAGTGAAGCAACTGGATTGAACTTTCGTGAAGTTATCGCTCCGGGCGCATTCACTCGCGCTCTAGCATCAAATGATCCAGTCTTCCTCCTTGTCAATCACGACATGGAAGGAATTCCGCTGGCATCAACGCAATCTGGCACTTTGAAACTTCGCCAAGATAACACTGGACTCTATATGGAAGCCACTCTTGATCCGGCAAATCCAAAGGCTCAGGAATTATCATCAGCACTTCGCCGGGGCGATATGGACAAGATGAGCTTTGCATTCACAGTTTCCCCAGATGGTCAGACTCGTGATGAGGGACTCCGAACCATTCAAGACATTGAGCGACTCTATGAAGTCTCAGTTGTCACACTTCCTGCCTACGACTCCACATCAGTTGGAATGCGTAAGGCAGATGAACCTGATCTTGAACTTGCCAAGCGCAAGTTGAAGCTCAAGGTCAAACAGTATTCCTTGACGAAACTCAAGGCATAAGCCTCGGCGCATCAGCCCTGACGCTTCACAAAAAACTAATCCAAGAGAGGAGACACACAATGTCTCTAGCAACAAAGCTCAAGGAGCAGCGCGATGCATTGGTCACAGAAGTTGAAACAACTCTGGCAACCGATGAAGTGAGCGCAGAAGCTCTGGATGCCGCATCAGCAAAGCAGGAAGAAATTGCTGCACTTGATGAGCGCATCGCAACCGCCGAAAAGGTAGAAACTCGCACAGCAGCAATCGCAGAATCTCGCAAGGAAGCAGGAGTCAAGACATTTGGTGGCGCAGTAGTTACCAAAGAGACAATGACTTATGACAAAGATGGTCGCAATTCATTCGTTCGTGACATGATTGGCGCACATCTTCGCAATGATTCAACTTCGTGGGAACGCCTAACACGCCACTCACAAGAAGTCTCAATTGAAACACGCGACATCAACCGCACAGACACATCAGGCGGCGATCTGGTTCCACCACTTTACCTCATAAATGAATACGCCGAATTTGCTCGTGCAGCAAGAGTGACAGCGGATCTTTTGACAACTATGGCATTGCCAGCAGGAACTGACAGCATCAACATTCCTCAAATTACAACAGGAACATTGGCTGCTTTCCAGTCTTCTGATAACTCAGCAACAACAACTCGAGACATGGTCACATCCACTGTCACAGCGCCAGTTCGCACAATCTCCGGATATGAGAATGTCTCAATCCAGCTTGTCGAACAATCTCCACTTGCTGGCGGTCTTGATCGTCTTGTCTTTGGTGACTTGATGGCTGACTACGCTTTACAGCTCAACACAGCAGTGGTTGGAACTGGCGATGGAACTTCAGGAACTCTCAAAGGTCTCGTGACTTTGGGAACTGACTCCACCAACGGAATCCCAGTCACATGGACTGAAACAACTCCAACAGCAGTCAACGGCGCAATTGCAATCGCCAAGGCGATTTCAAAGGTTGTCACCAACCGTTACAAGGCAGCAGAAGCAATTGTCATGTCTCCATCAGTCTGGTACTGGTTCGCTTCTCAGGTTGACTCGCAGAATCGCCCATTGGTAGTGCCAACAACTGGCGCTTCACAGGCATTCAACTCTGCTGGAACAGTTACCAATCCCGGCGCTCCTGCTGGACTTGTTGGAACAATCCAAGGCGTTCCAGTCTTCATTGATGCAACCATGACAAAAACTTATGGCGCATCAACGAACCAATCTCCAATCTTGGTTGGAAAGTTCAGCGATAGTTACCTGTTCGAAACTGGGTTGAAGACAAGGGTTTTGCCTGATGTCCTCTCTGCCAATTTGACGATCAGATTCCAAGTTTACGGATACGCAGCTCTCGCTCACAGATATGCAAAAGCAGTTTCAGCAATTACTGGAACAGGCACAGTCGCTCCATCTGGTTACTAATAGCCAGAGCCTTGGCGCTGATCCCATCACTTGATGGGGTCGGCGCTTTGGCGCAATAACAATTCCACAGGGGGAATTTATGAAATCGCTTTTCTTAGAAGGAATGCAATCAGCAAGAGAGATTGTTCAGAACAAAGGTCTTGCCCATCTTGATCAGATAATCAAGGAACTTGAAACAGAATCCATTGAGACAACTGCTCTGGATCCAGAGGTTGAAACACGATGAAGGTGAAAGATAAAATCTGCATCGGAATGGTCAACAACGGAACAATTGATTCAATGCTCGCGCAAGACTTGATTCACATCGCCATTCATCCAAGTAACAAATTCCACAATCTTGTTCAAGTGGGAAATATCGGGCTGACAACTCGCTCACGCAATCTTGTGGTCAAGACTTTCCTTGAGACAACTGATGCCGCTTGGCTTCTGATGATCGACTCAGATGAGAGACTTTCCACAGATAACTTCATGAAGCTGGTCGATGCCGCACATGACAAAGATCGACCAATCATCTCTGGCTTGGTCTTCGCCGCATTCTTTGACAATGATGATTCACTGAGACCAGTTCCTACAATTTACAAAATGAGCGATGAGTCTGGACTTGAAGCCATCGATGCTTATCCGATCAATGAGATCATTGAAGTTGATGCAGTTGGAACTGGATGTCTCTTGATTCATCGAGATGTTTTCCTTGAGATGCAGAAGCAAGCAACTCCCAACCAAGGCAAAGACTGGGCTTGGTTCGTTGAGGGTGCAATAAATGGAACTTATTTTGGAGAAGATTTGCTCTTCTCAAAACGCTTGAAATCTATGGGATACAAGATCCATGCCCACACTGGCGCAATCCTTCCCCATCATAAACAATTTTGGCTTGATCATCGCCACCACCAACCAATGCGCGATCATGCAATCCAACAACTCAAAGCATCAGCTTCTGAAGAACCCCTGACTTCTGAAGCTGATGCCCAACTAATCAAGGAGTGACTTATGGCGCTGAATGGTTCTTATGATTTGGGCGATAAGGTATATCTTTCTTGGAATACCGTTGATTCATCTGGAGCAGCAGTCAATCCGGGAACCGTCACTCTCAACATCACTCTTCCAGATGCAACCACTGTCTCAGTCACCACTTCCACATCTGTCACTGGAACTTACACTGGATCTTATCAACCAACTCTAGTTGGAAGACACATCTTGGCATGGTCAGCAACTGGATCCTATCCTCAAGCCTTCTCCGACATCTTTGAAGTTCGAGACATCAACGACATTGGAATTGTTGGCTATGACGAAGTGTTGGAATTCCTAAACATCCCAAGCGCTAGCGCCAATGAAAACGAAGTTCGGCGCTTCATTGATGCCTCAACTGATCTCGCTGAAACTTATGTTGGACAGGTACTAGGTCGCAGAACTTACACATCAGAACTTTATGATGGCGGCGGTGAATTCATCCGCATCAGAAATCCCAAGGCAATCTCAATCTCTTCAGTCTATGAAAACGACTCTTTGGTATCTTCCAGCTCATACGCTCTCGATTACACAGGACAAAGACTTTATCGAATCGGATCTGGTTCGCTCTACGCAACGAACTCGTATGGCTACTGGGCGCAAGGGATGAACAACCTTTCCATCACTTATGTCGCAGGTTATGTGAACCCACCAATGAGCGCCAAGCAAGGTGTCTTGGAGATCATCCGGCATCTCTGGCAGACACAGCGTGGGGCAATCAATGTCATGAGTCGCACCAACTCAGGTGATGAACTTTATTCAACTCCCACTTATTCATTGCCAAGAAGAGCGATGGAACTTCTGGATCCAACCTCCTTCCCCGGATTGGCATAATTCATGGCAACATCAACCATGCCAGCTTTCATCAATGCAGTCGTGACAGCTCTCAAGAGCGCATCATCTCTTTCAGGAATCCGCATCTTTGATGGAATTGAAATTGATATGTCATATCCCGGGGATGCGATAGCAGTTGGACATGATGGGAATCTTGATGGTGACGAAGTTGCCGCATCCTCCATCCGTCAGGAATACCGACCACTTGGAGCCATCAGCAAATTTGAACATGGAATGCTCAGTTGCTTCCTATGGTCAGCAAATGGGACAAGTGACATCGCCACTCGAAGAACTCAAGCCTTCACGCTCCTTGGGAATGTTGAAACAGTAATCAGATCAGATGTTTCATTTGCTGGGCTAGTTCAATTCTCAGCTATGGAGCAAGGTGAGATTCGATACCGACAAACAACAAATGGAGTCGGCGTTGGAATCCTTTTCACAATCTCTTATCAATCCAGAATCTAGGGAGCAATCATGATCACAATCAAAAACATCTCGCCGCTTGGCGATCTCATCATCCCAGCTCTGAACAATTTGATTGTCAAAGCAGGGGAGACGGTAGAAGTTTCAGATGAAGCAGGGGAATCACTTTTGGATCAATCAAGCAATTGGACTTTGCTCAGTGGGTCAAAGTCAGTTTCAAAAGATCCAACCCCAACAACCGCGCCGGATTCTCCGGCTGCATAGACAAGGAGAATAGCAATGGCAATCGGTTCAGGTATTGGCTCACAATTAGGAATTGCAACAGAGACAACTTTCAACACTCCAGTTACAGTGACCAGATTCTATGAATTCACTTCAGAGAATTTGAACTACAACAAGAAAGTTGCAGTGGGAATGGGTCTTCGTGCCGGAGGACAACTTCCAAGATCCCAGCGAAGAGTTGTCACCACAACAGATGTCAGCGGAGACATTGTTCTTGATCTTCCTACTCGTGGACTTGGATTATTACTCTCGCAAGCGATGGGAACAGCTCCTTCACCAACAACAGTGACAACTGGAGTCTATTCCTACACATTTACCCTTGGCGATGTTTACGGCAAATCTTTCACTGCTCAAGTTGGCGTTCCTCAATATGGTGGAACAGTTACACCAAAGACAATCGGTGGAGCAAAGATCCAAGGCTTTGAATTAGGAGTTGCAGTCGGTGGAATAGCCACTGGAAAATTCATGGTCGATGCAGCATCTTTGACCACTTCAACAGCTTTGGCAACTGCTTCTTATTCAACGACAGGAAACCTGTTCCACTTTGCTCAAGGTGCGATAACAGTTGCAGGATCTTCAGTTGCTAACATCAAAGATTTCAACTTTACTGTGGCGAATACTTTGAAAAATGATCGTTACAATCTCGGAGCTTCTGGAATCAAGGCAGAACAAGTGATCAACGGATTCCGCAAGATCTCTGGAAAGATGACGGCAGAATTCACAGACACAACTCTTCTGGCTGCTTATCTTGCAGATACAACAACAGCCTTGGTGCTTACATTCACAGGAACCACAATTGCTCTTGGTCAATCTGAAAAACTCACCATCACAATCCCTGCTGCGAAATTCAATGCAGACACTCCAAATGTCCCCGGTCCCGGAGTCATTGATCTTGGAATGACATTTGAAGCCTATGATGACGGAACCAACCAGCCTTTGACCATTGTCTATCAGACAGCGGATTCAGCTCTCTAAAATAAGAACAGGGGAAAAAATGTCAGAAAAAATCGAACTATCGGACAACGGCTGGGCAATCCTTAGAGATCCAGCCAATGTTCCAGTCAGATTGCGCCGACCAGTTGAAAAGATGTTGATGGCAGTCGGTAGGGGTCAAGCCAAGGCTGCTTTGGAAGCGAAGCAAGAAGCTCTTGCAAATGCTAAGACTGGGGACACGATTGATCCGTCATCAGTTGCAGCATCAATGGATCTTTCCGTCATCGATCAATTCTATGAACTCAATGATCTGTTGATCATCGCTCGCGTGGAATCATGGTCGCTGGATCTTCCCATTACCGTTGATTCCTTGGGCGATGTCACTCAAGAAGATTATGAGAAGCTCCAGAAATTTGCAGCAAATGATGTGACAAGCATGGTTCCCAATTTTGGATTGAGTAACAACCCAGATTCCCCCACGCCGCCCTCAGGCGAATAGCACGAGCGCTTGAGGGTGGAGTAGTACGCGAACCACTTCCAGATGAATGGAAAACATATCGTCTCTGTACCTTGCTCCATTGCCTCCCTTCTCAACTAGAGGAGGAATCGGCAATGACATTGGACTGGATTCTGGCGATTGATGAAACAGTGAACATCTCAAGAAATAAGATGGCAAATGGAGGATCTTGATGCCCAATTCCTTGCAAGCAATTTGGCATGGAGTCTCTGAATTCAAATCAGTCACCAGAGAAATTGAAGTAAGGGTTGAAAAGGCAACAGTCTCAGCTTTGCGAGTAAATCAAAACAAATTGAAGACAGCAGTTCGTAAGAATCTCAGGAATGAACCCCGTTGGACTCAAAAAGGAAACAACAGAGTCACAGGCGGAAACTATCAAGTACCGGGAACTACTGGTCAAAGAAATTCTCCAAGATCAGGTGGTCCGGGTCGAATGACTGGCGTTCTCTATGCTGGCGTGGGTGCAAAAAAGCCAACTTTGATTGGGAACACATGGATTGGTGGCGTGGGAATTGGCGCTGCTCCCAACAATGTCAAGAAACGACCATTGGAAGCCAAGTTTCCTTATTTCAGATCAGCAGTGGAAAAGGTTGAACCGACCATGCTGGCGAATTATGAAAAAGGCTGGAATAAAGCCGTTGATCGAATGGGAGGAATCATCTGATGTCAATGTTGCCTCCAGTCTTCGTTGAACTAAAAGCCAACATCTCTGAATTCAGCGCCGCAATGGGTGAAGCAAGAGCCGAGATGACTTCCGTTGAAGCCAAAGGAATGTCATCCTTCGATAAACTTGCAGGATTCGGCAAAGCAGCGTTATTTGGATTAGGAATTGCCGCCGTTGGCGTTGGTGTCTTGGGCGTGGAGATGGCTGACAAATTCGAAGTCTCTCATGCTAAATTGGAAACAGCTCTCAAGAACGCTGGCACAAGTTTTGAAGCATTCAAGGAACCTATTGGCAAGGCTCAGAAGCAGATGGAAGCCTACGGGTACACAAACGCTCAAACGCAAGAAGCTCTGGGAAATCTCACCACTGCGTTGAAAGATCCGAATAAAGCTCTGGCTGATCTTTCCCTTGCTGCTGACTTGGCAAAGTTCAAGCACATAGATCTGGCTAGTGCTGCGACAGCAGTTGCCAGAGCGCAAGAAGGAAACTTGAGAGCCTTGAAACAGCTTGGAATTGATCTTCCAATTTCTGCTGGTGGAGCTGCCAAATTAGAGAAAGCCAATGAAGGAGTCTCCAAGGCAACGGAAGATGCAACCAATTTCCTCAAACTTCATGGAGATGCGGTCAACGCTTCCAGCAAGCATCATGAGGCATATCAAAAACTCCTAGACAAAGTTGAAGCCGCTCAAAAGAAAGTCAACACTGTCAGCGATTCTGGAACAGAAATCATGAAAGGCTTATCCGCTGCGATTGGCGGTCAGGCTGCAACTCAGGCTGAAACATTCTCAGGAAAGATGCAAGCCCTCAAAGCAACTTCTGAAGATGTGGTGAAAAACATCGGAATGGCTCTGATCCCTATCCTTGAGAAGCTGGCTCTTGCAATCAAATCGGTGATTGATTTCTTCGTTCATCACAAACTTATTGCAGAAGCAGTTGGTGTGGTTCTTGGAACAATTTTGGTGGCTGCAATCGGGGCGTATCTGGTAACTCTTGCCAAAGCAGCGATTGAATCGGCAATCAACTTTGCCAAGATGGTTGCTGGCTGGGTTGCAACTGGCGCTGCCGCTACTGCATCAGCAGCCGAGACAGTTGCTGCCGGACTCGCTGCCAATCTTGCCACTGGTGGAATGGTTCTCGCTATCGGAGCAGTTGTCACTGCGATTGTTTATCTTGCAACTCACTGGAAAGAAACTTGGAACGCAGTCAAAGATGTGATCAAAATTGCTTGGGATTGGATCAAGGACAAGGTTGAACTGATATGGCATCTCTTCACCAAGACTTCCCCATTTGGAATGGCGATCCAATTCATCATTGATCATTGGTCAACGATTTTCAAAGCAGTGAAAGAAGTCATCCAAGATGCTTGGCACTTCATCGAAAATGTTGTTGGAAAAATTGTGGGTGGAATCAAGGGCTTCATTGGCTTGGTGAAAGATGAGATCAATGGGTTGATCTCCTTGATCAATATGGTCATCAGAGCGATTGACGGAATCCATGTGAAGATTCCTGACTGGGTTCCTTTGATTGGTGGATCTGATTTCCATGTGAGCATTCCCACCATTCCTTTGCTTGCTGAAGGTGGAATTGTGACTTCTCCAACTCTTGCCATGATTGGCGAAGCTGGAAGTGAAGCAGTGATTCCTTTGAGCAAGATGGGTGGAATGGGTGGAGTCAATGTTGTGGTTCAAGTTCAAGGTTCAGTAATCCAAGAAAAGGATCTGGCAATCACTGTCAGAGATAACATCGCTCAACTCATGCGCCGCCGAGGTCTTGATCCTGCAATTTTGGGAGTGTAAGTCATGGCTCTTCTTGATGGCACAAATGCTCCATCCATCACAGTTGAATTCGATTACGGCTGGCGCACATATTTCACGCTAGGAATTTCCCCACTCGCTGGATCAGATGTTCTTGGAACTCCATCAGGAACCAACTGGCAGACAGTTCCTTCAACAAATATCAGATCCATCTCCATTCGGCGTGGTCGAACTCGTGAGGATCAAAACAATCAACCGGGGCAGTTGACTCTGGTCTTGGACAATCTTTCTGGAAATTATGATCCAGACAATGCCTCTTCAACTTATCAATGGTATGGATACTCAACTCTCATGAGAGGGATGGGAATTCGAGTCTCTGCTACATATTCCGCGACAACTTATGTTCAATTTCTTGGATTCGTGGAACACATCGATGTTGATAATTCTCTGGATCCAATCGTGACTTTCGTTGCAACTGATTCCCTTGCAATCCTTGGGGCTAGGCAACTTCCAACAATCGCCAGCAGTTACTCAGGAGACACCACTGCAACTCGCATTGGTCGAATCTTGGACAACATTGCCTTTCCTACTTCATCGCGTTCATTGACTGGAACTCGCCAGATGCAGCCAACAACCTTTGGAACAACTGCTCTGGCTCTCTGTGAAGAAGCGGCAAGATGTGAATTTGGAAGATTTCATGTTGATCGTTCTGGGAACATCGTTCTCATTCCTTATGAGAATTTGCAAACCACAACCAATCGATTCACTCTCTCAGATACTCGCGCCGCTGGAACGATTGAGTATGACAACATCCACACCACTCCGGGCGCATATTTCCTCATCAACCAATGCGTTCTCACTCAGACAACAGGAGTCACTCAGACTGCTGATGTGGCAAGCTCTGAAGGTCGATTTGGAACATACACAAGGAATGTGAACGCTCCCTTGCTTGATAATGCAGTTGCAGCAACAATGGCTGGATATTATGCAAATCGAACTGCCTTTCCTTCAACTCGCGTTGATCGGATTTCATTTGAAGGCTATGGAATCGGCGCACAATGGACAAATGTTCTGCAAACTGATCTTGGAGATCGAGCAACTGTCGCAAGAACAACAGTCGATGGAAGAACGCTCTCTTATCTTTGCTTGATTGAATCGTGGGCATATGACATCACTCCAAATTCATGGCGTGTTTCAATCGATCTTTCACCGGGTACTTTCTAAGGAGAAAAAATGGCAGTCGGATTTCCAGCTCCCGGCACATCGGGAACAGTATTCGTCAACGGAAACGCACTCAACGCAACCTCTCTGAATGATCTCGGAGGAACACTCAATCTCCTTGCTCCATCTGCCAAGGGTGACATCTTTATTGGATCCGCTGCGAATACTTATACCAAGCTCTCAGTTGGAAATGGCGCAGTCGGAAATATCCCTCAGAATCTTCTTCCAGATCCAACTCAAACCACTGGTCTTCGGTATGGAGATGACATGGCAATTTTGACAATCATGCAGGCAATCTAAGGAGAGCAATCAGTTATGGCAACGACACCAACCAGCTTCTTCAAAGGGGCAGCAACAACAACAACAACCACAGTCTTGGCAACAGTGCCAGCATCAACCACTTGGATTGTCACCAACATTGCAGTTGCAAACATCACATCTTCATCAGTGACTTTCACTCTCGGAATGGGTACTGCTGGCGCGAACACATCGATTGCAACTGGAACGACCATTGCAGCGAACTCGACAATCTTCATTGATTTGAAGCAAGTCTTGCCGACCACTAACACAATCACAGGTGGCGCATCGGCTGTCTCTTCCGTCAACTTCCTTATTTCCGGCATCGCTCTTACCTAAGGAGACATCATGGGTTCAACAACTATTCCAGCAGTCAGCGCACCAGCAACTCTTCCCGTAGCAGTGCCAGCAGGATTGACTCTTCGCAATACTTACACGACAAGCCAGAGTGGTCTCACATTTCCAGTCACGCAAGTTTATGTGGTGATAGCAGGAGGCGGAGGCGG